ATTAGCTTGATCGTTTCTTTGAACCAGCTCATCTTGCGCCTTTGCATCACCATCGTTTGCAAGTGTTACAAGAGCATCAAAAGAAATACCAGAGTAATTAATACTAGGTTTTGGTATACTGCTTGCAGCTGTTTTAGGAACACCATCCCCCATAGGTACATTGTTAGCCATCATCCTACCAGCATCCTGCATAGAAGCTGGGATATTGTAATCAACTAACTCATCTAAGCTAGTCATAGATGGAGTGAATGAACCTGTGATAAGATTAGATACCTTAATGTGTTCGGGGGATCCTGGTGTTAGGTTTTCACGAAGAGCTATTAGCCTTTGTTGCTGAGCAGCCCTACGAGAAGTAGCGTCACCTGTTTGACCATAACCTTCAGAGCCCCCAAGTTTACGAGGGTCTTTTACTACTGGGGCATTTTGACCATTGGTGTATATATTACCTGAACCAAATGCTTCAACCCCATACCCTTGACCTGGTTTAGGAACCCCATGTTTTAGTTGTTTAAATTTAAATGCTCTATCAACACTGTCGGAAGAACCTTGGAGTAATGATGCGTCACTGTTAACAGCTGGCATTGGGGGACTCATAGGTGGAACCCGACGAGGACCACTTAAATCAGGCATCCCTGGTTCTTGTTGAGAACCTCCACTTGGAAGTGCCATAGGTAAAGCATCAATGTCTGTTTGCATTGGAGATGGAGCAGCAAACTTCTGAGGCATCTTTTTAAGTGCGAGGTTGGCTTGATCAAACTTAGTAAGAGCGTCACGTTCATTACGTTTAAACCAAGCGTTGTCAACGTCTTCTTGAAGTTTACGTCTAGCCATCCGATCTATAGACATGCCACCCGCATTAAGATGAACAGCACCACCCATGTTAGCAGTCATCCTTTTATCTTCTTCTTCAGCATAATTAGTAGTATAATCATTACCGCGAAAGGTAAAGATACCTCCCGCTCCCATGTCAGCACGAGCGTCTTTGAAAGCTTCACCAAAGCTTGAAGGTGATGGGGGTACTCCTTGAACCTGAGGTACACTAGCTTGCATCACTGCCTGTTCAATAGCTAAAGGTTCTGCCTGAGGGGAAGCTATCATTTGATAAGGTAGGTCTTCAGGTCTCATTTGAGGGCGTGGAGATACCACTGTATCGTTTCTCATTTGAGGAGGGATGGAAGTAATGGGGGCTACGGATACTGTCTGGGTTGGAACTTGTGGGGTTGTCCCTACTAAAGTTACACCCACTTCTCCTGAAATCTCATTGATAATATCATTTAATTGGTTATCTTCTAGCTTTTTAAAACCTTCCCATTCGTTACGAAGCTCTTTCCTAGCAGATGACATAGTTCCTTCAGTTCGATCCTTGATCCTATGAACAGCTTGGTATGCAGCAAGTGCATCTTGTGTTGACTCGTTGAACAGAGTATCATCATCAATTCCCAATTTTTCAAACACCCCCCTCTTTTTAAGATCACGAAGGGTTGAACCAACAAACTGATACTTACCTACAGCTGTGGTATTTTTATCAAAGTTATCTTTATTGTACTTATGGAATGCCCCGTTAGGTTTAACAAGAGCTAAGACCTCTGCTATAGACATACCAGTAATATCTACACCTTTCCAGGGAGTTTCTTTTTTCTCTGAATTAGCAAACAACGTAGAGTAACTATCTGCTTCTAAGTCTTTAAGAGCCCCCCTAAACTTAGAAGTTGGTTTCATAAATGAATAACCACCATCATTGTAGTTTTGAATACCACCACCCATGTTCTTCATTGCACGATGCTGTAAGCCTGCGTTATTCATTTGCTCTACTACAGGGCCAAACATTTGAGTGGCTTCCTTATTGAGTACATACTCTCCAGGAGTAAGTATAGCAGGTACAGTGTCCCTATTAGTTGGGTCTGTTTTATCAATCATAACTTCCTCCTAAAGGGGAATATTTCATTTTACTTGAACAGTTACAGTTAGGTTTCCCACAAGAACACGTAACCTTACCACCTTTGTTGAACACACCAAACAATTTACCTAGACCAAGGCCAATGCCAATAGGTCCAAGAGCTGCCATCATTCCTGTACCAGCGGCACCAGCAGTACCGCCTAGTGCAGTTCCTAGTGTCCCTGCAAGACCTTGTTGACCCGCTAGGGCAGATGCTGCAGATCCAATACCTTTATCTATAGCTCCCAGAGCAAGTTTAGACCCTATCCCTGGTAATGCACTTTGTTGCACTTGAGGCAGTCGCGCTTGCATCCTTTGACGCTCTTGTATTTCTTCTTCACGAAGACCTGACTTAGCCAAGGAAACACCACCATTGTTATATCCCTTAACAAGTGGGCCTATAAAACCACCATTGTTAACAGGCAGACCATTGGCTCTCCTATTTGCGACTTGACTAGGATTTAAATGCCTACCTAATGCTGGGCTCCAAATTTGATTACCAAATGCTCCACGACTAGCTTCATCTTTTGCTATGCTATCATTATCTGTAGAGTGTCCAGGAGATGTGTCATATCTTCCACCCCTGTGCAGAGTAAGGTTGGGGTCTACTGGGCCTGTAAGATTTAAACCACTTAAGATACCACCCTTTTTAGCTTCAGTATCACTTTGAGTAACCCCTGCTTGACCAAGACCCGCCAATCCATCTAACTCATTTGCACCCCAATCATAACCTTCTGGTACAATGCCAAGAGATTCTGCAAGATTCCCTCCAATATCTCCAATGATACCAAAGTTACCTTGATTATCAGTACCACCACCTGCAAACATAGCACCTGGGGAAAAGAAATCACTTCCGCTTGAGCCAGAATCATTAGCTGCAGAGTGCACACTGGCATCTACTATTGAATCAAAAACAGTATTGTCCGGTCCAAAAACTTGAGAGGATCCATCACTTGAGTTAACAACCATATAATCCATTGGTAACCCATAATTATCACCATCTTGAGCAAACGAGCCACCTACATTCCTGATTCCAGCTTCAGACAGTGTGCTCCTACCACTGCTGTTATCTGGAGAATCAAACATACCAGGTTGATTAGCCTCTGCGAGACCAGCGTTATAGGATGGATTTAAGGCTGCTACCTCTTCTGGAGAGTAGTTATCATTGTTTAAAACATTATCATAATAGTTTCCATATGCATCTAACATGTATGCACTATGATCTTCTGGTCCTCCTCCCGCTCCAAAACTTGAAACAAGGTTAGGATCATTATTATCTACAAGATTTTCGTATGCATTGCTTACAGCTCCAGTTCCACTCCCTACAGAACTAGCGTTCATCATTTCTTCATGGGCAGTGTTATTATCCCCTACCGCAGCCGCAGCCGCAGCAGCTGGTCTATACCTATCAGTGACACTTGTTCCAAGCTCATCTGCGAGTGCACCATAATCAGGGACATTAGATTCACCAGCCACGTAAGACAGGGGACCACCTAATGTTTCACCTGCTAGGTAGTCAGCTATAGCCTGCTTAGCATAGCCACCTTTAGGAATACCAGTTGACACCATAGGATTAACACCTAACGGACCTACTGAAGGATATAAATTAGGATTAATACCATCCATAACACTATTGTTATCCACAAACCCCTGCATATCCATAATGTTATAACCATCAGATCTTGCGATTGAGCCAGTGTCTTGTTGCTGTGAACCTGGTTGGAAGTCTGAGGGAAGTTGATCTGGCATATACGGACCAAATTCCACCGCACCACCATCTTGATACCTTTGAATGATACGTCTCATTATTTACCTCCACCTGTCATAGTACTTTTACTACCTAAAGAAGGAGAATTTAAAAGTCCAAACAATCGTTGAACACCTTGATATGCTGCATCGCCTTCGTTTTGATTCTGTTGTTGGATAGCAGATCCCGCTTGACCTAATAAGTTAGCACCTGCTCCAAACTGACCCTGAAGGTTTGACCCTGCACCTAACACACCACCTGCTCCGCTTAGGGCAGACGAGCGACGATTGGCAAGTTCATTAGCTGCCATATCACCACCCACTTGTAGGGCAGCAGAATCCATAGATCTCTGAGCCCTAGCACCTCCAAGATTACCACCTCGTGAGAATTGACCCTGTTGCTGTCCCATTAATCCTTGAACCGCATTACCAATACTACCTTGCATAGCAGTCATTTGTTGACCTAAAGCATCCGCCCCAAACAAACCAGTACCAGCGGCAGCATCACGATACGCTTCAGTTGCACCATAGCTGTCTGCTGCAATTTGATCATAGACACCACCAGTGCCTCCAAGTGTCTTTTGTTTTGCAAGTGCGTCAAGCTGTTCAGGTGTTAGACCTGCAACATTATCCATAGCCCCAACTTCGTAAAGATTTGTTGCTTTAGTTAAAGCATTTTCAACATGCGGTTGAGCATAGTCGGGTAACCCTGTTGTTGTAGTAGTTTCAGCCATATTAAACCTCCTTAATGAGAGTTATAAACGTCTCATAATATCCATATTCTTTAAGGGCACGAGCCCAACCTTTGCGCCCATAGACTACAGTTCTATTGCAATCATTGAAACGTGCGAAATCCTCAAATATCTTCATGCACTCCGGTAAGAATTCCAACAAACCAGGTGACGTGCAGGCAATTACGGATAGTTGCCGTTTACCTTCTATCTCTTCAAAGCGAGTAATACATACCTCACCCTCATTTCTAATCCAACATTGACCCACAGCGCCTAAGCATTGAAGGAAGAGTCCGTGAGATGTCACAGCTCCTCCTCCATGTTCTAATGCTTGGTCTATTAGTGGCCTTAACTTATGCCATTTATCTGCTAACTCAGGTCCACTTAATAATCTAATCATTTATTTTCCTTAAAATATACCATCAGGTCTTTGAGGTTCTGTTGCATTTTCATCAGTAGGATAATCTAACCAAGCTTGACGCCAGTTACTTATCAATGTTTTTTGTTCCTCACTAAGTGAGTTGTACCAAATTGGGTTTAGTGTATTAAGAGTTACAGAAAACTCTTGTTCTCTGGAACGCCTACGTTCCCAAGATTGATCCACTACTATTTCAGGAGCCCTAGTTATTGAAGCCACCTCTTGACCCTCAAAGGTAGTGCCAACCCATTCCGACTCATCACCGTAACCGTTTTGAAAAGAAATCATGTCACCGTCTGCGTTGTTTAGAGTAAATGCCATATGTCTCTCCTAAAGTTTACGTATAAGTATAATACCATCTCCACCATACCCATGCTTATCAACACCACGGTTGGAGTTTACACCACCAGCGCCACCACCACCACCATAACCACCACGACCACCTGTAGGTTGAGTTGACTGGCTTTGACTACCACATGCAGCACCACCACCGCCACCAAATAAAAAACCATTTTGGGCTTGGTAAAGATGGGATGTGGTTTCAGCTTGTGAGTTGTTCTTAGCAAACCCCCCACCACCCATAACACCTACGTTAACATCTGGGATAACTAGATTGTTCTGATTGACGTTAGTACTAGCTGCCGACTGAAGCACAGCAAATGACCGACCTACAGGTACGTTGTCAAAGAATGGACCACCAACATCATTTCCACCGACAGTCTCAAAGACTTTGCCAGCACCCCCAGAGGCTGCATTTGTTAACCCTCTGGAGTTACCTTGGTGAACATCACCTCTTGATGTTGAGACTGTTGTGAGAGACGCTTGAGCACTGGCGGTTACTGTTGGAGGTATCCCAAAGATACTACCACCAGCCCCAGCTGATGTCCCATTTAAGAAAGTTACTCTCGCTGTGCCTCCTGAGGTTTGATTGCCATTAGACACACCATAAAAATCTGTTAACTCTAAGAAGTTTACAGCTCCACCACCACCGGATGCCATGCACGCTACAAAGTTACCACCAGATAGGGAGAATAATGCGCTGCCGCCATTACCACCTTGAAAGCCCCTGGTGTTTGAAATACCAGTAGGTAATGTTGAATTAAACACAACAGTTCCACCTGAACCTCCTGAAACATTTTCACCATTGAATGTGCTAGTAGCTTTTTGACCTGAACTACCACCATTGGCGGTAACCACAAGGTTAGAAGAAGTTATAGATCCAATCCAAAGTTGTGAGTTTCCTCCATTACCAAATGTGTTAGGGGTAGTAGCTGACTGACCCCCATCACCTAATGATAGATGAATAGCAGTTGTGCCATCCCAAGTTAATGTAAACTTAGCGCAACCGCCAGCTCCACCACCTGAGGAGGATTGATTACCACTATTAGGCTCACCTTTCCGACCACCTCCACCAGCACCGACTAAAACTATCTCATAGTCTCCAGCACCACTTGAAAATGCCTGAGAGTCTTCAATTGTAAAGTTACCCTGACTACCATTATCCAAAGGTTCTGCACCTATGGCATACCACGGATTTGAGCCACCTAAAGTTGATAGATCATAAGCACCTACATTAACAGATGTTTGAGTACTTTTACCAATAATGATTTCGTTTGCGGAGGCATCAACATTGCCTATAGCTATTGCATCAGTTCCAGTTGCAGTAGAGTCGTGCCCTATTGCAATACTACCTGACCCTGAAGATGTTGTTGGGGTTGTTGTTGAACTTGTGCTTCCAATGGCTATAGACCCTGTTCCAGAAGCAGTAGCTTCAGCTCCTACGGAAATTGAATAGTTCCCTGTAGCGTCTGAATTATATCCAACGGATACTGAGTCTGCGTTAGTAGAAGATTCTGCCCCAACAGCAACTGCCTTATCATTAGCTCCAGATAAAACATCTGATTGTGAACCTATGAGAGTATTCCTACTACCCGTAGTTACGCTAACTCCAGCACGATACCCTACAAAAGTTCCTGCAATAACGTTAGTAGTTATTCCATAACCAGTTTTGTACCCTACAGCAGTCATTCCTCGACCTATAGTTGTACCTCCAAAACGAGAAAGTGATTTGTGACCTATCGCCACACCATCACCACCTATGCCTAAAGTGCCAATGGTACTATATGAAGAATCACCACCACCTGCATCAGTTCCAATTACAACATCTCCAGATCCTCCTACAGATCCAGAATCAGCAAGACCTTCACCTCCCTGTGCTCTAGCTATGGTTCCAGCACCAATGGCAATAGAATTATTATTACCTGAAGTACCTTCTGCGACAGCTGTAGCACCCACTGCTGTTGAATATGCACCAACAATGGCTTGAATCCCTACTCCAACTGAATAATCAGTATTGCTTGCAGCGACTTGGGATTGGGTTCCTATAATAACATTACCAGTTCCTGTTGTTAAACTTGCTTTATTAAAAGCTGAAGTAAAAGAAGCTAAGGTTGAAGACTCTGTGCCTAAAGATACATTATTATCACCAGTTGATAAATTTTGAATAGCAGAATAGCCTATCCCAATATTGTTATTAGAGCTACTTAAATTACCAGTCATGACATTATAGCCAAGACCTATGTTGTCGGTAGATAATGTAAGTGTTCCATCAAGAACACCCTCACCAAATCCAATGTTCCCACTAGCTCCAGAACCAAATGACACATTATTTATCTTGTTTAATGTAATAGTATCAGCAGTAATATTACCACCATCGATAGTTGTAATAGCACTTCCACCAAGAATAAAGTCACCACTATTGAATGACACAAGACCTGAGAATCCTATGCCTTCTGTAGGAGAAGTACCAGTAGCTGAACTAGTTGTGGCAGATCCTGTTGTATCTGAGAATAATAAATCAGAAAAATAAACTAAAGTAGAAGAATTTGCAACAGCTGTCGGTGCAGTTTCAGACCAAGAGGCGGAAGGGCTTCCTGCTGTTATACCAGACACTGCGAGGGTTGACCATGTTAATGTCGCAGAAGGGGAACCTGGTGTGCCTGTTGATGAAGATGCATATACCCTACGTGTAATAAACCTTGGGGCTGGTGGACCTGTCGGCCCTGGACCCCCAGTAGCACCATCATACCCACTTGCTTGGGTGACAGTCCAACCGCTGTTTGAAAAGTTTCCAGTACCTTCAGTTTGAGTTACATTTCCAGAAGCTAACCAAAGAACTTCCCCTGACCCTATAGACGGGACGGCTGTTGTCCACGTTCCTGTGTTTGAAGCAGCCCCTGTTGTTGTGTTAAAACCATTGGCTGTTGCAGGAGGGGTGGGTGAGCTTGCGCTTGAATCATACAAATATATATTTTTAATAACATCTGCATTAGTGCCATCAGTTCCGTCAGTCCCATTAGTACCGTCAGTTCTTTGTGCATAAACAACAGGTGATCCATAAGATACAGAAGCAGCTGTTTGAGTTGCAGCTCCGGATGCCACACCACTTACCCTATAGATTACATCTCCATTTGAAGACAAAGTGGGTGGAGTAGTTGACCAGCCAGTTGGGGCTGTTAGTGTTTGTGTTACAAAATTATAACTACTACCTACAGCAGAAAAACTATTACTGTTTTTACGATATAAAGAAACCTCTACAACAGATGAACCCTCTATTTGAAAAGGAGTACCCCATGTAAAAGTAGTAGCACCTACACTTTTAGTGCCAGAAGATGCCCACAATATATTAGTACCTGTAGGTGGGGTATCATACCAACCACTAGGTACTCCAGTACTAGCTGAAGGGGTAGATGGTGCATTGGCAGATCTTATAAAGATTATATTAGAAGAAGCACCTGTGAGTCCATCCGCACCATCATCACCATCAACAGCCAATAAGACAGGGGTATTCCAAGTGTTAGGTTGAGTAATTGTATCTACTAGTTCAGACACATACCTAAAAGTAATCCAAAGGTACTTACCCCCAGATGTGGGGACTTCACCTAACCAAGAGTTATTAGCTGTTATTGTAACATTATCAATGTCAGTATAATCATAAGAAACACTTGTTGGTCTACTAGGTGCAGAATTAGTTGTTGTTCTTTGATATAAATAAAGAGTTGTATTACCAGCAGTGCCTGACGACCCGTCTCCTCCAGATTGACCTTGAACCCCAGGAAGCGTAAGGCCCATGTTAATAGCCTGAGTTATTTGGTTTGTCCAAGAATCTATTAAGGGATCCCCTGTGTAAGGTGGTCTAATAATAGACATTACCTAGCACCTCCTTTACTGATTTGAATATGGTAACCTGTAAGGTTCCAATCTAAATTTGTTTCGTTCGCTTGACTTTCTATCCTGTAGTTTAAGAACCTACCATTGAATCTTACGTCTGCTTTATAGTCTAAAGAAGTATCAAAGGGTATTGCAGGTTTAGCTGAGAAGTCAACTGTTGTACCAACTTTATCGATCCCAGCGTATTTAATATTAACCTTAGAGGGTCCATCAAAAAGCAATGCCATACCAGAAACACTTTCAGTGTCAAACTCAGGAGTTACTGCCATACGTTTACGCTCTAGTACAGCATTTGGTAAATATGAACTCCCATCTACACTAACAATTTTTGTAGGTGCTGACAAAAGGAGGTCTCCTCTAATCGAAGTTATAGCATTTGTACCTGCAGGTATATCCCTCTTAGTCCAAACGTTATTCCTGTAGTTCCAAACATATATAATACTACTTGACCAAAACCAAGTTTCATCATACTTATTAAATCTTACAGATTTTATTGTTGTGTTATTACGGAAAAAATTACGAACACGCCCATCGGATATTGAAGAAATAGATCCAGGATGCCCTGCAAAGACATAACAGTCATTGCTTCCATAGACAATATGTTTCCCATCTACTTCTATAACACCATCTGTATTGTTAACTCCGTAGTTATCAGTGACTGTTGATATCTGAAAAGGTACAAACTCAGAGTTTGTTCTTTGGACAGAGTGAATTGAAGAATCTGTATAGATATACAAAACTCCTTGCAACTCTGCGAGATCTTGAATAGTACCTGTAGAAGCTAAGATAAACTCATCTGCTGTATTAGCGCCGTTTTTAAAAGGGTTCCAATTCTCAGGCATAGCACCTGGACCTGCAACATCAGAGGTTCTGATAGTGCCTGTAAGAGTACGACCACCAGTCTCCTTAAGGTTACCTGCAACTATTAAGTTACCATACGATCTTACAACACCTGCTGTCACACTGGTAACTGGGGTAGACGTAACGTATGCTTTATATGTAGTACCGCCTGACGATGTGTCTGGGGTAAAGTCAAAAGAATTAGTTGCATAGTTAACATTAGTTATTGTGCCAATGTTTAGGAGAGTTGAATCGGGGGATACAGTGCCCGAACTATCTATTGTAACTGTTTCTGTTTGTATTGGAGAAGCAGTGTTACGAGGTAGCGCAGTCATTTTTACAGAGATAGAATTACCTGATCCTGGGTTTGCAAATACAGTGTTTTTAATTTGCACTGCACCAGAAGAACCATCGTGCTCAAAAGAACTTAGCTCTTCCTCAATAGCATAGGAATCCCATCCAGGAAGCTGGACAACACCTACGACATCATCTTGTAGAAATACAGGAGTAGAGTTACCATTGTTAAAAATAATATGATAACCACCATTAAACAGAGTATGCTGCCAACTTCCACCAGTTACTCCAGTGTTTGTACCACCCTGAGATGCGACCACAGAGAAAGAGCTGTTGTAAACTGTGAATACTGTGTTAGTTCCATTATCTGTTATGACCACATACCTATCCCCAAGGGTAGAGGGCCAGTATGCAACGTACACAACGTTTGTAAGTGATGTCAGCTTATCTACATCGGAAGGGAACCTTTTAACAGCTCCATCCCTAAAACGAACATTTTGTACTTCTGAAAAAACATTAGGTGGTAGCGACACTGCAGGAGCATCTTCAACAAGACCCGCGGATGCTAGGTTTGTGATTGGTAATATAATCTCTTGTGGCATCGCTACCTCCTATTCTATTCTAATAACTCACGAGCATTCGCGCTGCCCAGTATTCGGGTCAAAAAAACACGCCTCCGCTTTCGCTCCGTCCGTCTCTGTAATACCTTCAACCTGGCCCTCAATCTCCGTTTCTTTTTCCACGGTCTCATTGAAGATTCCGTAGCGTTTTCCAGAGATCCTAAATGTGGTACAGCCCTTGGCTCCCTCTTTCCATGCCGTTTCGTAAACACGTTTGAAATCATCGTAACTAACATCATCTCCCACATTACAAGTTTTAGAGCAAGCACTGTCAACGTAGTGTTGAGCCAAAGTGAGGACAGCTAAGTGTTCATGAACTGAAATGTCATCTGCCTTTCGTCCTTCAACTCCTCGTGCAAAGGCGTAGTCCTTAACGTCCTCATAGCGTGGACCGTCAAAAGTCTGGATGGTACGCTCATATGAATGTGAAAAGACTGGTTCGATTCCACCACTGATGTTATCCGCCACAAGGGAGATTGTCCCAGTAGGTGCAATAGACGTGAGGTGACTGTTCCTAATACCATGCTTTCGGATCTCCTTTTGTACAAATGCTGGAAGTGTACGAATGAAGTTACCCTTTAGGTAATCTTCACGATACAGGGGGAATGCTCCTTTTTCTTCTGCAAGTTTTGCTGAGGCGTAGTAAGTGTTGTCTCTAAGACATGCAAAGACTTTTTCCATCCATCGCAGGAACGGCTTAGAGCCATACTCGAATCCAAGCATCTCGCCTGCATTAGCAAGACCTGTAACGCCGAGTCCCATTCTCCGCTTATTCTTTGCTTCATCTTCTTGCTCCCGAAGTGGGTAGATAGTACGATCAACAACGTTATCCATAGCACGAACAACGTGTGGGATGTCTTCTTTAAATTGAGCAAAGTCGAATGTGTATTTACCATTTTTATTTTTAATTGTGTATTTAGTGCAGTTAAAAGAGCCTAGTAAGCAAGCACCATAAGGGGGCAAGGGCTGTTCACCACATGGGTTAGTAGCACTAATGTCCTCACAGTAGTATAGATTATTCATCTCTTGAATACGATCAACAAATAGAACACCAGGCTCAGCCCAATCCCATGTAGACTCCATTGCTAAATCCCAGATCTCCCTTGCAGAGACTGTTTCATGTACAATGCCATCAAACACTAAATCAAAACTGTCATCTTCTTTAGTAAGAGCTTCCATAAACTTATCAGTAATTCCTAGAGAGATGTTGAAACCAGTAAGCTTATCAGAATTACGTTTAGCAGTAATGAAGTCAACGATATCCGGATGGTCAATACGGAGTACGCCCATTTGCGCACCACGTCGATGACCGGAACTACTGATTGTTTGACAGACTGCATCAAAGATAGACATAAAAGAGATAGGCCCACTTGCTTGGCTTTCCAACGACTTGATTTGAGTACCTCTAGGGCGTACTTTAGAGAAATCATAACCTATTCCACCTCCTCTTCGCATTGTTTCTGCTGCTTCTTTAGCACGATCCATAATTGAATCCATGCTGTCTTTAATATCCCCTGATACAAAACAGTTGTAAGCAGTAACAAGCTTACCTGCACCCATTGCAGACTGTACCCTACCAGCTGGTAAAAATCTTTGCAGACCAATGATATCTTCTAGAACCCATTGGTGTTCCACACTATCGCACAATGATCGTGCAATACGCTTAACCTTACCATCAAAGGTCTCTCCCTTTTGTCTGTATTTCATTTCATCTAATTCTTGAGACAAGGGAGTAGATGGACCCTCATAAGTAATGTTGCGCATGTATATCCTCGTGATATTGTTATATGTTAATTAATCCGAAGGGGGATCCTGAGACCCCCCTATAAGGAACTTAGAGAATATACTGCAGGCTACGCTGCCTCTTCAACTTCTTCCTCGTTTTCTAAAGAGGCCATTAGCTCCTTTAAGAAACAATCTCTACCAAAGGTTAATTGATCTAGATTAAATTTAATATTATTAACCTTCCGATCAAGATCTGTTACATGACTCAGTAATATTTTTTGAGTATCCGTAAAATTGTCAGTATCATATTCTATGTCATTAATTGTAATGGTTGTGTTATTTTCTTTTACCATTTTAATTTCCTCTTATTTGTTATTGTGGTTTAGTAGGCCAATCATCTTCTGCTAAGTTGGGCCAGTTTACATGAGTAGGTATATCTCTTAAAGCTTGCCTATAAGCAATTTGATCATCTGTCATAGTACGATCTGAAACTGCCCACCAATCTGTTTCACCCAACAGACCCTCTCTTTGTACCCTACCCATTATTGTTGCGTCTTCTAGTGATGGAGCAAAGTAAACTTGCATTTCAGCTTCACTAACTGTATCTAGTATTATTATTTCATCAGTCTTATGATCTGTTTGAACTAGATCGTAGTCCCCGTCATCACGGAGTACAAAACTTGAAGATCTTGACATTTAAATTACCTCTTATCTACCTGTGATTGCATATGAATTAAATTTAGCATAAACACTACCACTAGTTACGAACATATATATCTTGTATGGATCTACTGAGGTAACTCGTGAAGCGTCCTGTATATTAAATCTATTACCGTACTGCGTGTACCCAAAACCATCAGTATGTATATTTATTCTTTTAACTGGAGAACTAGTTCCATTGTTTTCACAATCTATCATCATTTGCATCTGATAAGTATTACTAGACTGTATCCTATAGTAAGTCGTATATACGTATGATACTCCACTAGTCCAATAATAACTATTGGTTGTTCCTGTAGTTTGTATATGGTTAAACCAATTACTGCTGGAATTAGAACTAGATCGCATATAAAAACCAACATTTGCAGTACTTGCACCTGTTAATCTCATTGATCCTTGTACCATAATTAGACCCTTGGTATTTGTACCTGCATTTAAGTCTATTTCAAAATTACTTGCAGACGAAGTGCCACTATCATAAGAATCTAGGAGACTTTGCATCCCTGTAGAAGTATAGTTTACAGTCATATCTCCTCCTTAATCTTCTATTATTACAGCGTAAGATCTTAATACATATGTAAAGTTACCATAGCTTCCACCAGTAAACCTTAAGCCTGTAATAATAGCCGCACTATTAACTGACGCTGCTTGGAAGTGCGTTGATGTCATCGTCCCGTCAGAAGCGTAATATAAAGATCTTATGTTTGTGTGTGTAAGCTTTTGATTACCGCCTGTAAAAGTTGCACCTTTATGTATCCAACCAGTAAATTGTATATTATAAGTCCCTGAATTAGTGTAAGCAAGATTAGAAGTGAAGTTAATAGGGCTTGTAGTACCATTACTGTTAGCGTAGCTCGTAGCACCATCTGGATAAGCTAAATAACTATGTGAAATAATACTTGATCCAGCTAGGAACTGAATAGTTGGCCTAAAATATGAACCAGTGTCTGAAAACATACCGCATATAAAAGTTGTTGCAACTGTGTTAGTAGAGTTTTGTATGTCTAGATCTACTGAACTAACAGCAGAGGTTAAAGAAGCAATAGCACTGATTTCTTGATCTAATCCTTTAGATTTAAAATCCACGTTAATACCTCCCTAAAATTACCTGTGAACGACAATTACCTCTGATGGTATTTGTACCTGGACCGTTTGAAAAAATTCTTAACGCTGTGATAATAGTGTTGGATACTAGTACAAAACTACCAGAAGAACCCATAGCTCGCCCTGAAATATCTTCGTAAAAAGAAGTCCAATAGCCAGACACATTTGTCCTACTAGGAGCAGTTCCTCCACTACGATTCATATCCATATATATTTGAAGCTCTCCCTGTTCACTGTATAAAATGTTTGAATTGTTTGCAGTACCTATATTCCAGTAACCACCAGAAACAATATTAGAGCCATTGGTGCTGTTAAATCTGCTAGTTGTTCTTGAAACCCTACTACTATAACGACTGTTTATGACAGTACCACTACTGTCTAGAAATTGAAAACTTAAATATTGACTTCCGTCAATTGACACATCAAACGAACCACAAACATAGACAAAACGATTGGAGTCTGAAGTGTCATTAACATCTATCTCAATGTTTGAAGTAAATGAACTGTTGGCATAACTATCATAAGGTACTGTTCCTACACCTGCTCCAAAAGTATGCGACATTAATTATCTCCTAACATTTTCTTTAAAGAATTTATCTGAACCTGTTGTTCTTTAACAGCCTCAATCAAAACACCTATAAGCTCATTATAGTTCACACTTTTAGTACCCTTATCATTTTTAGAGACAGCTGATGGCAATACTTTTTCCACCTCTTGCGCCATAACTCCAGCAGATGCCTTACCACTTTCTTTCCAATTGAATGTATAACCATTTAAGTTACTTATCATTTCAAGCGGGTTTACAATCTTTTTAATGTCTGTCTTTAAATTTATATCAGACGTAGCTTCAAAATAGGGGGCAGAAATAAACACAGTAGAGGTGATCTGAGAGCTAGTAACTTCAAGTCGTTCACTACCGCCTGTAACAACGCGAAACTGATCTGCTGCGTGAAATTGAATGTAGGTATTAGTATCATTAATAGCTGTAATACTACTACATCCTGTTAATCCATTATTATTTAGATTAATGGAACCTGTCATAGTGCCACCTGATAAAGGTAGCCCAGAGCCAGCTGTTGCGCCAGCCTCTATACCGTCTAGCTTTGCGCCATCCGCTGCAACGTCACGTCCATCTACTGTACCTGTTACAGCAAGACTACCGTTTACTTGCGCACCTACGCTGGTAGTCTGAAAGGCGTTGGTTCCATTATAGTACATTCTGGTTTCAGCATTACGAGCGCAGTAAAAAAACCACTCGTTATCAACATCATTAAAAA